CGGAAAGCGACAGAGAAGTTGCAAGGTTCGCCTGAGAGCTTGCCACGAACGTACTTCTGAGGACCTTCAACGAGAACAACACCTGCTGCAGCGCCGGTTGCAGTGCCAGCCTTGGCAATTGCCTTAGTCACCTCAGTTCCATTGCTGAAAACCCTGATGAGAGGGAAGCCGGGATCAGGAACAGGAAGAGCAAGCTCGATAGCTTCAGCAAGAGCCTTGTGGAAAGCCGTTGCATTTGCAGTGTTCACACTGTTGCCAACTACTGTAGCAACGAAAGTCAGAGCGCTGGACTCATCATAGTCGGTAAACTGATGAATAGTGATGATGCAGGAAAGAGTCTTGCCGACGAGATTAGCCAGCGTAACCTTGGTAGTGTCAATTGCAACGGTGTGCATGTTGAGCTTGGTAGCCATCGCAGCTGCGTGGGTGAGCTTGTAGCTGGTAATGTTCTTAATCGGAACAGTATCAGTACGAGTCAGAATGCCGTCGTAGTTCTTGTAGATAAAATACAGATTCCCAGACTGGTCAGTCTTGAGGAAGATGTCGCCATTGTCAGCCTGACGCGGATCGGATGCAGTACCCTTCTTTCCGGCAAGATAGAAATGACGAGCCTGATTGGTATTAAAATTTTTCATAGTAAAATGAGATTTTAGTTGTCATTTAGTTATTCCGCCCAAACTGCTTTGGCGAGTTTGACCGCTTGTTCGAGTATCATCTGGTGAACTGGCTCAGGAAGCTCACACGCAAGTCCAGCTGAACTGTGAGGAGTAGGATAACCGTCAATGGTCTGTCCACTCACCAGACCTGGAACGATTATCGGCTTCGGACGAGCAAGATAACGAACAGTGTAGTCCTTCACTTTGTACTTGCTGACAAGCTCCGAATATGCTGTTTCCTCGTCGTTGTCATATTTGGCGTAAGAGAGGCGCAGAACTCGTCTGTTGTTTGGTCTCTTATATGGATTCCGCATTGTGCGAATCAGCTCATCCTGAGTAACAGGAACTACTTGAACGTTTAAAGAGTCGCCGCAGTCAGTACCTTCGAGTGTACATATTTCCATTTTACGGAAGAGTACGCCGTCAGGAAGCTTGAAGACGTAAGACATTGCGGCGTTATATATCGGCAATGCATCATCGTCTTCTGGATTCAACGTGATTTGCTTGACGAGCGTTGCAAGATAATCGGTAACTTGTTCGCTCCCCTCGAATGAAGTCGTTATGCTTCCGTTGTCCAGTCCAATAACAATGGCATATTCGGCATCGGTCAGGAACCTGCTGATTTCAACCGGTTCAAGACCTGGAGCCCTATTGCTCATTATGTTATTATAGTACTGGTTGAAAGCAAGCAACCATTCGGATGGAGTCTTCATTACTTACCTTTGTTCTTGTCAACTTCGCTCTCGAGAATAAACTTGATATCCTGATGCGCGGGTTCACTTATGTATCTCGCAGCCACAGAAAGTGTTGCGTTTTCGCCATTGTCGCAAAGCGGAGCATTGGTGGAAACAAGATAGTACACGTCATTTCTTGTAGTCACCTTGCCAAGCTCAACACCACGGCGAAGCAGAACTTTTGCATGAAGAAGAGGGTCAGTTATGTGCCGCAGGAAATTCTTTGCGTCAGCCTGAATCAGATTGATGACACGAGACTTGAAGAATGCGAGCGAAGACTTGCGGTCATAAGGACGACCATCAATGAGTTCGACAAGTATACGCATTGTATCAAAGTCATCTTCAATCTTACCAAACTGCTTATAGGATTCCACTGTAGCATTTACCTTTGCGTTCTCGAGCGATGTCTCATCCTTCTCGCTAACAAGCTCAAAGCGATAAGTGTTCTTCGGTCTGTCAAGACGTGCTTGCACTGAAGGTGCAACTATATCTGAATTGGCGAGAAGAACCTTATACTTGATGTAGTCTTCCGGGTTAGACAAGTCAAGGTGCAATCCTTCTTTCGTCAGATTAACCTTGTAGCTCTCCCAGAAGTTATTGTCAGGACGATAGACTGACAGCGCATTGTAATCCATGCTAAGTTCTTTTTCAAGAATGGTCTTTTCCTCGTTGGTAAGAACATTCTTATAAGAGCCAGTAGAACGCAACACCGGTACACAGAGAGAGATTACGGCTCCATCTGCAAGACCGCCATAAAGGACATGATGAGGATTATCTGTCAGGCCCCCACTCTTGCGAGGTACGAACCTGACAAATATCCTCTCAGTAGACAGTGGCCAAGATGTTGCGACTTCGTTCACTTTCTTGGTGCGATTAACGTTTTTGTTTTCAGTTTCTTCCATAATTATCTTCTCCATTTATTTGTATTTTATGCCTGAAGCATTGCGGGAATCAGCGAGATGCAACGCAGAGGGTCATAAATGAGGACACCCTGAGTAGCCTTGTAGTGTACCTCTGCTGCATCCTCATCGTAAGAGGCATTCTCGTTGTTTGCCTGACCGGTGAAAGGATTGTAGAAAGGACCCCACTGGTAACCACGGTATTCAGACTGACCTTTCAGTTTGCACTTCTGAACGTTGGGCTGCTCTTCGTCTGCAGCATAGAAAATGTCGTAACGATAAGATTCTGCGGGACCGCCCTTAGGGTGCATAATCTTGTTGGTCATCAGATCGTCCTTGGAAGAATCAATCATCAGCTCAACCTCAAGTCCGTTGGAAGAAAGCCAACGAGTAACCTGATAGTCTGCAATGGTAACGGCGTTACCGTTTGTGAAATTCTTTTCGGGACCCTTGGTGACGTATGAAGGACTCTGCATACTGTACAGAGGAATCCAACCGGACATCTCCTTCTTGGCTTCCTTACTGAACTGAAGAGCTCCGCGCTCGCCAGTACGCATGACGAACTTGCGTTTCTTATAGTCAAGACGACCAGCAGATACACCCATCAGTGCGTCCTCAACGAGACCGATGCTGAAAACAGTGTAATAGAACTGCTGTCCACGTGCCATCTGCTCGCGGAAGCCAGCACCCTGACGGTTGGCGTTGCCGCTAAGACCGATGTTGGAATACTCGCCGTTCTCCATACGGGTTGAGACACCGCGTTCGAGAGAGTTGTTCTTGCAGTCAACCCATGCCTTCTCAATAGTCCAAGTCACGTTGTGAATCCAACGGTCAACAGTTGCGTGCTTCTGAACGCCGTTGACTTCCTTTGTGATAGGAATATGACAGGCAAGACGCTTGCCGAGTTCCTTGCCACCAATCTTGTGATGGAGACGGACACGCTGCCAGTCTTCCTTCATTCCGATAGGGCTGGAGAAACGAACGTCACCAACACGCCTTGAGAAGTTGTCTTCAATAGGATTGTAACCGGGAGACAGACGTTCACCGGGGAGCAGGCGCTCCGCAGGAATACCGTTGCTCATGTTCGCACCAAAAGGCTCAACCAGATACACGGTATTGGTTCCCTCAGTGTAACCCTCTTCCTTAACAATCATAGGATAGGTTTCGTTGTAGTTGCCCCATACGATTTCGCCAATGGCGAACCAGTCGGTAGCAGTAACGATATAAAAAGGCTCAAAGCCGACACCCACGTTGGGGTTGCTTGCAGAAGTGACAGGCGTACCATCGGCATAACGAGCTTCCACAAGAGGAATGTTTTTCCTCGAAGAAGTCATGATATCCCAGAAGAGTTCGCTGTCATCGTCATACTCACGGACAGGAACCTCTTTGGAGAGATAAGTGTCAAGAGTAGGAAGATACATGCTGCTGATAAGAACAGTCATGACATCACTGGCCATCTGCGGATTGGTACGGAACAGACCATAAAGATGATTATCCTTGGTAACAGTTCCACGCCAAGCAGTAACGCCAGTCATTTGATTTGGTCCTATACGTCCAGGCATAGTCTTATGATTTTAAAGTTAAACGTTAGTTTACATATCTACATTCCATCCGTCGGAAAGCAGCGGGTCTTCGTGAGAACCGTCACCACCGGCGAATCTCATTGTTCCACCATCGAGATTAGTCGTATTGATTTTGCGGCTCAGTTCCCTGATGCCATTGTTCTTTGCAATACGAACCTGCTCGTTTATGATTCCGCTGAGGTCCTTGCCGCCATTGGTCAGCACGTACCACATACCGAGCTGCTTTGAGAACTCAAGCGGGTTATCTTTTTGGAATTTCTGAACAGCGGTCAGCAGTTGACCAGTGGTCTTGTCTTTGTAAATAGGACGCGTAACGGCATCATAGACCTTCTGGCAAGCACGCTTATCGAGCTTGGTATCGCCAATCTTGATTTCATCTTCAAGAATCATCTTCCTGAATGTCTCGGCGTTCTCATCGCGCCTGCGCTTTTGCTCTTCAGCCTGTGCCTTCGCATCGTCGAGAATCTTCTGATATCCCTTTTGGTAATCAGCTTTTAATGATTCAAGCGCATCCTTTGCATCATCGACATCGCTTCCAGCCTTGAAAGACTTTTCTATTTCGCGGTTTGCTCTCTCTGATGAATATCCCTTATTGATGAGGTCATTATAAATTAGCTGCTTGCGCAGGTCAACCGCATTGTCTTCCTCAGAGGAAAGCGCCTCGGGATTGATAGAGCCAAGATACTGAATGGTTTGTTCATACGCCTTAATGGTGTTTGGAGCAACTCCGTTCCCGAGAGCCTCGTCTATACGACGCGTGCGCTCATCGAACCTTGACTTAATCGCTTTCTCCATCAGGTCTGCGAAATCCTCAGGAGTCTTGATGTTCTCAAAGTCTTTATCTTCGAAGTCGGGGAAAATGCCATCCTCTCTGCAAGCTTGGGCTATGGAAGCATAGAATTTGTCTGGAGAAGTACCCTCGCCATCATGGGTGGCATCTTCCTCTTCTTCTTCCTCCGTTTTGCCTACTTTCTCCGGACTTTCAGGTTCTTCCTGTTCTTCCTCGGCAGGAGTTTTAATTTCATCGGCATTTTCTGGCTGCCGCTGTTCATCACCATCGTTTTCAAAGATCTTGTTGGCTTCCTCATCTGATAGGATGCCATCAACGTTAAATTCAAATGCTTCCATAATTG